CTCATCAATAAATCCTTCGTAGTTCCACTCCATTGGGATAAAAAGAGAATATAAGCCAGACGCTGTCTGTCCATTTCTGTTTCGCTTAGTAACGTCTGATGCTCCATATAATTTTTTAAAGTTTTCTCCACCTTTGTCTAATGCGTTAGATGTTGAGCCCATCATACATTTACCTATAATCCTACTACCTAATCGTAAACATGTTTTTGTAACTCTCCAGTTGTTTAATATATTATCGGGTCTTTCCCACTTACCACTTTCATCGTGTACTAAAAGCTTTAATTTTTCACCGTCATAGCTATTGTCACCTGTATTCTTCCAGTCTATAGTTGTATCTAATCCTTCTAAATCTTCTAGCTTTTCGTTTGTTGTAATCTTCTTTCTAGTGAACTTAGAAGCTGGAACTCTATATGCAAGCTCGGATTTTGGCCTATCCATACCGTCTTGAATAGGACTAAAAAAGAAAGGATAATTAATCGATATAGGTACAACTTTGTCAGTAAACATTTTCTTAGCATCAGCTCCTGTTTTAGATAATATACCAAACCTTGCATCACTTGATATCGTAGCTTGGTTAACTGTTTCAGCCGATGACATAAAAGAAAAACCAGACCGTCTATTTTTTAGGTAACACATACCATAACATCTTTTATCTGCTTTGCATGCTTCCCAAAATATATAGAATAGTCTGTTAGCTTCTCTGAAGTCTGGCGCGCCTACGTCAATCTTACTCCATTGCAGATACATATAATGTGTACCTGTTATGTATGTTGCCTTACCATTGTTGTTAAACCAAAAACCTTCATCTCTACGCTTAAACTCTTCGTCTATATAATCAAACCAGTCAGCTTTCTTTTCTTCTGCGTAAGCTCTCCAGTCAAATATGTTTTTAAGTCTACTTAGTTCTTTAGGGTATTCAAACTGTTTCCACTTTTTTTCTTTGTTGCTATACACACTACGCTCTTTAGGTAATGCTATCTGAAAGTTTTGTATCTCGTATATCTCACCTATCTCACCAGTCTTAGATATAACTACAAGATCGTGTTCTTTGTTATAACCATACTTCCACTTTTTACCTTTATTAAGTCTGCTTATAGTAGTTTTTTTTATAGGTTCTACTATTTGTAGTAAATTCTGCTCGTACATTACTTAGACCTACCCTCTGCAAAACCTTTAAATACTTTAACCTCGGTTTTAGTTTCTTTACCTTCAAGTATGTTCTCTTCCTCTTGTATTCTATTCAATATTTCAAACGCATCAAATATAGCTAGTTTCTTTGTTGCTGCAGCATTTTTTAATCTGTCAGCAGATATATCATCGTCAGAATCTACAATAGCTTCTTTGGCAACTTTAATCAGTTCTTCAACTGCCTTATGCCCAGCTTGGATTATATTCTTCTTCGTCTCCTTGATATTCATATTTGATTGTAATAAAATTTGATAGTAGTCTATATAGTTTCTGGCCGTCTATTATAAACTCATATTCTGAGCTTGGCCTAAAACCTATTAAATCGCCTTTGTTAACTGTACCGTCAGTATGTTTAACAATACCAACTAAAGGCTTTTCTTTATCTACACTTAGTTTGTCTGTAGATTTTACTGGTGCTACAAAACAATATCCTTTTTGCGCTTGCCATTCGGTATCTTTGTATAAGAATATTTGATCTGGTTGTACTAGGTATGTTTCTTCATCAATATAACTTCTACTATTCTTTTCTATACCGTGCTGGTTGTGCCATCTTCTAAATACATTGTGATGTACTATAACCTTATCACCAACTTTTATATCTGTATCACCAACTGTAGGTATTGCTTTTACTATAGCTTCTCTACTAACATACTGGTGGTTGAATATCTCTGTATTAACTATCAGTTCTTTACCTCCTATATCTTTTGTATTGTTGTATCTTGATTTTACTGGTGTTACAACAAAGTTGTAAACCGACTTCATTAATACTGTAAGTTATATTCTACAGATACAGCCATATTTTTGTTAAAGTCTTTCCAAGGCAAAACATCTTTACCTTTTCTAATATACACGCTGTACTTATCGTCTTCTTCTAAGATGTCACATATAGTATGACCACCATACACTTCTTGCCCAACGGCATAGTGCATGGCGTCATTTTTATAATCTTTACCGATACTAATCTTCCTTATTAGCTTCGACATCTTCTACTTCTGTTATAGTACCGTCTTGTATATTAACGTTTACTTTACCATACTCTTCTTCAAGCTCTGCTTGGAACCTTGAAAGATCTTCTCTCATTTTAGATAAATCGTGAAGTACAATATGTTTTTGAGTTTCGATCTGTCCAACTCTAGTAGTTGCACCGTTCATCGCTCCTACAATTTCTTGTAGTGTTTTTAATTGTTCGTCAGTTACTTTTAAGTCTTCTGTTTTTTTTGCCATTTTATTTAATTTAAGTTAATTTAATTTTATTTTATAGAGATAACGCCTCTATTTGCGTTTTTTGCTCAGATGATAATTCAGCTACAAAAGCTGGGATAGCCATTTTAATTCTTAAATGACCTTCGTTTCTACGAAGCGTATCAGCATCGTAATTATCTTCAGTTCTATCTTCTATTGCAACAGCTCTCATAGCCACTACAATATCGTAAGAGTTAAAAGCTGGAGCTACATCTGCTGCGTAGTCTCTATCATCTACTACTTCAGGAGTTTCTTCTGCCATAATTGTTTATTTATTTATTGTTTATTTGTTATTATATAATTACTTGTTTTTCAGTGCTTTTACTTCTTCTGATAGCTCTTGTATTGCTTTAACTAACATAGGTATTAAGTTTGCTTGTGCAATCATGTATTGATCAGGATCGTTAGTGTTTACTATACCAGTGTAATCAATGTTTTCGTTATCTAGCACTTCTTTTACTTCTTGAGCAATAAAACCAGAAGCTTGTTTACCTTTATCGTTATTTGTGTGCCTATGATTCCACTTGAATTTTCTAGGTTTTAATTTGTTTATAAACTCAGTTCCTAATTCTAAATCTTCAATATCTGACTTATCTCTTTTGTCAGATACAAAAGTCCAAGCACTTGCAGATCCTTGAAATCTAGCAGTTACAGAGCCGTTATAAATATTTACTTCGTTATCAACACCCACAGCAGAAGCTGCAGCGTCATAACCTATTATAATATTGTTATCACCAGTTGTAAGAGCGTCACCACAAAGACCACCTATAATAGTATTTTTAATACCTTCAGAAATGTTTTTACCAGCTTCAAAACCCATAGCAGTATTAAATGGATTTGTAGTACAGTTTTGCATCATTAACGCTCTATAACCCACAGCAGTAGAACCTCCATAAACATCTTCAGTAGTTAGCGCTTCATGTCCAATAGCAACATTTCTAACACCAGTAGTTAAAGCATCTCCGGCTAAACTACCTATAACAACACTTTCAATAGCTGTTGTCATTCCCTCACCGGCTTTGTAACCTACAGCAGTATTATTACCTTCACCGCCAGCGTTCAAAGTAGCTAAAGAGTTGAAACCAACAGCTACGTTTCTACCGTGTTGATCTTCTGAACCTAAAGCAGCATAACCTATAGCTGTATTTCCAACACCTGAGTTCAAAGCGTCACCGGCCAAAGCACCAATTATTGTGTTTTGTGTTCCTGTTGATACGCTTAAACCAGCATGAAAACCAACGGCAACATTGTAAGTATTACTACCCGTGTTCATGACACCATTTCCTAAAGCAGATGTTCCAAAAGCTGTATTTCTAGCCGAGGTTGTTGCAGCCGATAAAGATCCATAACCTACAGCTGTGTTTTCTGAAGAATCTGTTAATGCATCACCAGCCGTGCATCCTATAATAGTGTTGCTAGTACCAGTTGTAATTTCTTTACCAGCGTGGAGACCAACCGCTGTGTTGTTACCATGACCAGATACATTTTGCTTTTGTAATGCTCCTACGCCAACAGCTGTGTTTTGTCCAAAAACCGTTTGTGCACTTAATGCCAAATAACCAACAGCAACGTTATTAATTCCTGACGTTAAAGCATCTCCAGCTTGAGAACCAATTAATGTATTAGTAGTACCTGTTGTTATAGAGTTTCCAGCAAGATGACCTATGGCAGTGTTATGACCATCTACACCACCAGTAAATGTAAGTGTTGCCCCAGATACAGCGCCACCAGTTGCACTAGCTGACATTTCAAATTCTGTGTTACTAGTTATACTAGCAACTGTAGTTCCAGAAGGTATAGTGTTAGCAGTACTACTTGTTACAACTTGCCCAACTACAATACTAGTGTTAGACGTGTGAGTAACAGTTGTGCCTCCATTATAAGCACCACCACCAACCGTATGCTGTGGTTGTTGAACCTCTAAAGCTCCAGATCCTATAGCAACTGATTTTGAACCAGCGTTTGTAGCACTTAGAGCGTTATATCCTAAAGCTATGTTATGATTACCAAGAGTAATTCCGTCTCCGGATAATGAGCCAACTAAAGTGTTTTTAACACCTGTTGTCATTGATTTACCAGCTTCAAATCCTACAGCTACGTTGTAAGCATCGACGCCTGCGTTTTGTGTTTTTAAAGCTTGATACCCAACTGCTACATTTTTACCATGAGTTTCTTGTGTACCTAAAGCGTTATAACCAACAGCAACATTTGCAATAGAAGTTGTCATTGCATCACCGGCTAAACTACCAACTAGAGTGTTTAATCTACCTGTTGTTACGTTTAATCCTGAGTTATAACCTACAGCCGTGTTGTATGTGTAAGCAGTAACTCCATTATCTAAATTAAGTAAAGAATTAGCTCCAATTGCAACGTTACCTGATTCATTAGTATTGGCACTTGTAAGCGCGTTATACCCTAAAGCAACGTTTTCAGATCCAGTAGTTAAAGCATCTCCGGCTAAACTACCTATTAGAGTGTTTTGTACACCTGACTCTAGTAAATGACCAGAGTTATAACCTAAACCTACATTATAACCATTGCCATTAAAATTCAAAGAATACAAAGAACCTTCACCAATAGCTGTGTTTCTTGCGCCTGTATCTTCGGTAAGTAAAGCTTGATGTCCTACTGCTGTGTTTTGTCCCCCTGTTGTTATTCCCGATCCAGCTTGATAACCTACAGCAGTATTAAAATCTCCATCTGTAATAGCATCCATTGCCGCAAGACCATAAGCAGTGTTGTAAGTTGCAGTATTTTGTGTTGCAGAAACATTATGCGTGTATATAGAGCCAGTGTCTCCAGAATAAAAAGGTATGCCGTTAAAAGAAGTTCCATCAACCGTACCTGCAAAAGTTGCGTTTTGAGATGTATCTAATGTAAGTGCTAAGGTGCTGTTAGTTAAAAACGCTAAATTATTATTTGTAGTAGTTCTTACGCTATTTTGGTCTACTCTTAATGACTGTGATGAATGATTTAAAACTAAAGCAGCATCTCCAGAGGAAGGAGTTACTGTTATGCTATTACCATTTACAACTAAGCCGTTTGCTGTTATTGCATCTATATAAGCTGATGCCCAGTATTTACTTGCTGTTCCTAAACCTCCTTCACTGTCCGCTCTTGGGACTATATTTGGTGTTGCCATATTTTAATTTTTTATTTGTATTTTTTATATTTTTTTAAATGTCTTTTGGTTGTATTGCGTATTCTTT